TGCCATCCGTTAGTTTATAGAACTAACGAGGTCTATGACCCCCCTATGGGGGAATTTGCGCCCGTGTTATTACGTATAAGACTTCAGAAATTTATGTTATTTTTTCATCAGCCTCTAAATTTGCTGGTTTAGGACAATACCTAGGACTACATTCAACCTCAGTAATAGGATAATTAGCGTTAACTACGACATCAACGCCACATTCCTTGCATTTTACCACCTTAATTGGATCTAATTCCATCATAATACATAATCCTTATGCATTTCTGCCAATTTATCTCGTTGAATAAGGAATGCACATTCAACTAATTTTTTATCATGATCCAAGGCTTGAATCACGTAAACGTCAGGAGCCACGTTAACAAGACCCACAATAAGCATAGAGAACACGTACTCACACATACCAGACACCTGCTGCTGACATAGGAAACTGCTGAGAAATCAGCTCTTTACATTGATCTGCAATAACTTTATGTTCTAACTGTGTACCATTACCACATCTAAGATCACAATAATGAATCCAAGACCTAAGGGTTCCATTCATATACAAAGTAGTAGGAGTAGACAGTGGAAGAATTTCTCTTGCACACTCTTTAGCTACACCTGCACACAACATTTCATTATAAAGGAATAAGGACATATCATAGAGTTGATCAGCTTTAAGTTGAAAGTCCTGAACAGTAAAAGGATCTAGGTCATCAACACTATTTTGTCTATTTTTATCATCTTGTCTACGAAGATTAGGAATTACAGGACGATCATGAACTTGAGAATACCTTTGACTAAACTCTTGAAAGCTAAAGGATCTATGTCTAAGGATTTGAGCTGCAATACTACGAGTAGTTTTAATTTCTACACACATGTTCACCATTTCAAAAGGTGACCAGTGTTTATGTTTAACTAGATACTTAATCAGACGTGCACTGGTCTCAGTGTTATCTTGATTAGATGGATTAGAGACTCTAGCCATATAAGCTACGAGATTATCACCATCAGGAGTAGAGTGGATTAGTTTTACTTTTGACATGTATAGTAAACAAAGGGTTGATAAGGAGGTCCATTCAGAGGATCACAAAATCAACCAGGAGTTAGTAAAAGAAAAAGAAGTTTTGGTTGTCTTCCTTTGGGCGGTACTTACAGAATGTCCATTCAGCGGACATTATTAAAGGGGAGATTGTGTCTCCCCAAAAGTACAGAAAGAAGAGTCCACCCTTCTCTTCCCCCTGTATAACTGTCGGATCAACCTAAACCCAGGTGGGGACTGAGTTGTCTACTGTGACACCTGCAGCTTGTCTACGTTGGTCTAAATTCATTCCAAGGACCATATGATTAGCAGCTGCTTGAGGATCATCTTGCCATTCTGCAAGCATTTGATTCCATTCATCTTGCTTTCTTGTTTTAACTGCTTCGTGAGCAGAGATAGCAAAAGCATCAGTAAAGTACTTCACACCTTGTGCTAAACAGTCCAATCTGTCGTCATGTTTAACTGCACCTTTTTCACGACACATACGGGACATCTGATAGAACAGCATGTACATGAGGCGACGTTCAGGAGCTTCATCAGGGTTAGATCTAAAGTCCCATTCAATGACTGATTTGTCTACAACAAGCCGGTGTTGGTTAAGGACAGGCTCAAGGCTATCAATAATTCTGTCTTCTTTACGTACTGTGGCACGGACCTCTTCGACATCAACAAGTTGTTGTGTTTGATGGAGGTGTTTTTTAAAAAGTTCAGCGACGATACCATCACCAAAGTTGGTTTCAATAACAAGTTTAGTGACGCCATATTTACGGCAACCTTTTAAAATATCGAGAAGTGTTTCGTCGGAATACCCGTCTCTATAAGCTCGCATGTTGTGCAAGTACAAGAAACCGTTGCGTTGGGAGATATAAGCTGCTGTCGTTTCATCCGTCCCTCGACCCGACGGATCAACGCTGCAGATTGTTTCGCTGTAAGGATGCCATTCTCCTTGTAACTGCATTGGGCTGTAGAAATAATCTCCAGGTAAACCAACAGTTGGGAGTTCTTTGATGATATTTTTTGGATCGGAGCACCATACGACCGAGTCGGGTGCGTCAGTAGGGTTGACACTAGTAACGACCAAATCAGCGCATTTAAGAGGGAATTTCTCAGCATCACTCAGTGTTGTGTCTAATTGGAACTGCAACATGAAGTTGCTACGACCCATTGACGCTTCACGTTCAATTAGGTCTTCATCACTAAAACGATCAGGGTCAGTTACATCCCACGCCTTAGAACCGTTATCAATATCAGCCTGCAGCTGAGGAGCTATAAGACCCTCGTAATTAGCAAGAGACCGTGGGATACGTGCAGGCCAAACAAACGGTCTGTAGTTCCGTTCTGCAAGCTTTCTGTAGACAGTAAATGTTGTTTGGGGAGTACCCAAATACATGATTCGACTATCTTTTTTAGGAGTAAGGATGGATTCAGCTTCAGTACAAAGTTGTAAAAGTTTCTCCCTCATCATTTCCGTCATTGAGTTACCAGGAACTTCAATGTCGTCGAGAATCATTAAATCTGCGCGGCTTCCGGTTAGCTGACCAGTGATGCCCACCGACTTTACGCTTGGAGCCTGGTGGGGTGAGCAGTTCACATCGAAGCTTATCCTCGACCACCTTGCATCGTCGGACTTCGGACGTAAATGAGAAAGCCATGGTGTTTCAATAATTAGTTTTTGTAGGAAGATTGACATGTTGTCGGCACGTTCTTTAGATGCCGAAATGATCATGATCTTTTTTTCAACGTTATTAAAAAGCGTCCACAGAACAAAGGCTCCAGTAATCCAGCTCTTTCCCACTCCACGGAAAGCTTGTATTTGAAGACGCTTAGGTCCATGTTGAATATAGTCTGCGATTGCATATTGAGCACGTGTTGGAGAAGGGAGATCTAACTGTTCCCACAACGCTTGTAGGAACAATTTAAAATCACCCTGTAGGGCGGTTAAAACGTTTGACATATTTAATAAGTACCATTGAATCCATTAGGATTAGGGAACATATCACTTGTCATCCCATTAGATATTTTATGTCTTCGTAATTCATCCTCATGAGATTCAAGAGTTCCGGGAGAAAGTTGTCCACCACTAAAATCATCAGTAAGAAAATCAACAGTTGTATCAGCAGCTGCTTGTGCAGGGTTACCATTAGTAAGTGAAGCGTGTCCAGCTGCAGCAACGGCCAAAGGTACACCTACAGCAAAATTATCTAATGGTCCAGGAATAGCTCTTGTGACATTTTTCGCAAGACGTCTTAATCCTCTACTATTTTCAGGTAAAACGTTTACACCTCTAGGGAAGTCCTTAGCACGTTTAAATTCGAGTTCAAAATCCGTTAAAAAAAATTTGGTAGCTCTGTCAATATCGGGTTGAATATAATCTCTATATAAAGCATCAAATGCTTTTATTCTGGTTTTTAAATCAGCTCCAGAGAAATCAGGCATGTGAGATCCAGTCATACCATGTTTTCTCATGTAATCATGAACTTTAGTGTGCACTGATTTAGGCAATGGTTGGTAATTATCTAAGTGATCGCCAAGAGCTAACCCTTGTTCTAAAGCATGTTTAGATAATTCTATAGCTTCAGAATCTTTTAGATTTTTGTACAAGGGTGCGTACAAACTAATCATTCGTTTGTGGTGTTTCTGAAATCCAGGTGTGGAGGTATTCCATATAGGATTTTTACCACCTATAGTTTGCTGTTTACTTCTGAAAGACCGGTTACTATCTGAACCACGGCTTTTAGGACCAACACGTCTGTCTTCTTTACTTTTCCAATGAAGTTCAAATTTATACCCTAGTTGTCTCCCAGCTTCTGCAGGAGTCATACCGGGATTTTCGTCTAGAAGTTTATAGACATCTTGATATTTACTGGGTTTAGCCATAAAAAAAAGCCGCCCCATTTGGGACGGCGATAAATGTTGTCTTAGTGCAACTATTGAGTATTTTTTGCTAGGACGTATTCACGCAGACGGTTTACACCGAAGGTCATACGCATAAAATCTAAGTAGTGTTGACTTGCTTTTTCCTGATTACATTTGATACACGCTGGTACAACATTTCTGTAGTCGCCGCCTCCACGGCAACGAGGGATAACGTGATCAAGAGATAGTTCATTAAGTTCATAAGTTTCTCCGCAATAGACACATGTGCAATCAAAGTGCTCTTTAATGCTGCGCCTCCAAAGGCGCTTTGCTTCAGAGGACGTCATGGCTATTAGGTTGTATAAGTAGTGATCAGGAGTAGGCAAGAATGGGGTCATTTAGTTCTACTAGCTCTATTTTTAGATTGAGCTTGAGGACGACCATCTGTCTTACTACCTTTGTAGTGAGCTGCATCTTTAGTACTTCCTACAGGGATTTTTAGCTTTTTTCTGAGCTTATTGGCATTAATTTTTAACGCCCTTCCTTTAGGAGTATTCTGATATCTATTCTGTTGCTTTAAGCGTCTAGCATTAGCATCAGGGTTGTTATCGTAATACGTTTGAGTTCTACCTTTTTCCATAGAGTCTTGTTTGTACTAGTTCAGGATCTACCTTTGGAAGAATGGTAGATAGTTTGTCTAGTGGATTACCTTCAAAGGCAACACCACTAATATCATTTTTATGTAACCAATCACAAGCTGCTTTTAAATCTTGAGCAGTTGCTTCACCAGATTTAATGCGCTTCAGAAACTCAGTAGTAACTAAATTATGCAGCTCATTAAATTGATCTTCACTCGCCTTTTTCTTCGACATTAGATTTCTTTGCCCTTGGTTTACGTGCCTTGGGTGATTTAATTTCGTAGCGGTTCTCATCTGGTGACAGGTGGCTTAAAGCCTTTTCAGCTCCTGCTAGTGAATCAAACTCGCCAATTACTTTACTTCTATAGTTGTCAATAATTTGGTGAGCCATAGTTAATTACTTTTAATTACAATTTGATCTAATTTGTTTTCAATACGGACCATGTGGTCCTCCATACGTTGGATCATGACTGACAGGTCAGCTTTTGATACGTAGTCTTGTGCCACGTTTAATTCGATAGCATCAATACGTCTATCAAGACCACTGATGCGATCATGTACGTTATTAATACGATTGTGCAAACGGTTATTTAACGCTGCACCACCTGCCACCATCGCAATGACGGCAGAAACAAGTGCTTCCATTATTCAAGGGATACGATTGGTACAACGTCATGACACAGGACCTCTACACGGCTACCAGGACGGAAGGTAAAACCTTTCCTCATGATTTCCGTGCATTTGAGTGCACGAACAAGCTCATAGTCAAGACGTAATTTTTGTTCGTGTTTACGGGCGATACTCTTACAGAGTTCAACCATGCTTCCATCTAAGGGTACACTAAAGTTTAATTGTGCACCCCAGTTATTACTTTTGACGTACCCATTCTGTTCGTAAGGTACTGTGTCGTTACCCATATAAAAAGGGCTGAACTGCATGGTCATACCATTGCAGCTATTGTTAGGTCCAAAGTATTGACGAGATGGTGCACCATTATTTTGGAATTGCACCGCTTGATTAGTCACATTACCCGTTGCAGCAGCTACGGGATTGGATGTATTTTGAACCTTTGGATCTTCATTAGCGTAAGCGGGTGTTACTGCGAGAAGACCGATAAGGAGGTAGTGTTTGTAACTTGCTGAATGGTTTCTGTTACCAAGCTGTCTTCTATCAGACCTGCTGCTCTGTTGACAATCTCTAGTTGAAACTGTTCCCCCGCATTGGTCACTGAATAAGTTGTTGCAGGATCTGCGATGTCTCCGCTTGGTGTTACGTTTGTTCCAGACCATGATGAATAATCACCACCATAGACATTAGTCTCAATTGTCCGATCAATATCTATAGTTGTAGTAGTTGTGGATTGCATTGACCCCTGAGTAAAGTTAGGGGTAATGGTGTTAGCTGCAGCTGGAGACGCAATAAATAAAAGCAAAAGAAGCTTTTTCATTGTTTCTTTTCACGTGTAATAGAGAATGTTGCAAGGGTGCCACTAAGAATACTGGCGACATAAGTAGGATCCATTTTCGGCATCCAACCTGCATAACTGGCTGTCAGGAGTCCTGCTGACCAGATGAGGACAAGGAATTTGATAAATCCTGCTTTCTTTTCGTTATCTTGTTCCATACTTGTTTTAAGATAGGTTTCATAACCATCACTAAATATTTGAACAAAGACGTAGCAGTAAGGGTGGCGGCAACACTAATAAAAGCTGTTGTTGCTGCAGTTGTCATGATAGTAGTTGTAGGCATTGGAACCTCCAAATCCGTAAACGGGATTTCTACTATCTGTGCTTCAGGTGGAAGTTCAATTTTAGGTACAGCTGGTTTAGGAGTAGCTGTAGGGTTGGATTGTTCTTCTTTGTCTGTAGGTGGATCATCTTCTAACTCAATAGGCTCTACTCCCTCTGGCGGTCTTAGCGTGTTAGGCGGGACTACAAGAGGGGTATAACTAGGGATCTCACCCTGTGGTACCTCAAAGATAGTAGGAGGCATTACAGGGGCATCTGGAAGGGTTAGAGAAGGTAATGAGGGTGGGTCAACCCACTCCATTACTTACTACCAAACAAACCACGCTCAATAAAGTCAACAGCGTGATCATCGACAGTGTTGTCGCTTTGCTCTGCAATCTTACGTAGAATATCTACTATTGTACGTTTAAAAGCAGCGTTATTAATTAGTGAAAAAAGAAGCGGACGGATAAGGGTAATCATAATTAAATAGGTGTAGGCCAATCAGTAGCCAAAGCAGGATTAGCAATTGTTTCCATAACTGGATTGTTGTCAGCATCCACTACGCCATTACCATCAGAATCTTTCTTCTGTTGAGTAATGGTAGGGTTAGCAAAAAACAAATTACGCAGGGTTGGAACATCAGAAGCAGCTGCAATTTCAGCTTGACGTGTATTACAAGCTGCACGAACATCAGCTCTGTATGTTTTCCAGGTAGATGGGATATTAGTTCCAGTTTCCTTAGCTTTAATAACACGCCAGTCACTAGGAGCTAGTAATGTCCCTGCCATTTCAGATTGAGTGTCAGACCATAATGTTTTTAGCTGATCCAAATCTTTAGGGTTATCAACACCCCAATAGAATCGTTGGTCATACCAAGGATCATCAGCTACTTCTGTAATTCCAATAGCATTGCGTTGATCTAAACTGGAAAGACGTAACCAATTAGATGGATATTGAATACCATCATGAGTAAATGCCTTGTCATAAGGCAAAGGTTTGTTGTTTAGTTTAAGCATAATAATTTAACGTGCTCTTGCATTTTTAAACGGATGTTCGGCAAATGCAGCGTAGACATATGTATGACCAGAAGTATTTACATCTGTAGTAGTCGATCTTACCTTAAAGCCATTTGATAAAAGGTCAAAATGATAAGCGCTTGAATATTCTACCTCAGCACTATTGCTATCAGCCCAAATCACATCATTGGCAGGGTTTAGTGAACCAGAACGATCAGCATCAAGTAAAGTCCAAGGGCTAGTAGACGATGATGATTTAACTAACAACCACCTAGTTCTAAATCCGGTGTACACAAAAGGACCGTCAGCAGATCCATTACCGGTGTATGTACCAAAACTGCTATAACCCTCAACAGGTGTAAAGCAGTAATAGATTACGTCAGCAGTAGTGCTGCCATATCGGTATCCAGGGTCATGGCTTATAACTGAAGTTGTAGGTTCAGCAAGATTCCAAGTGTTATCTGTTGTCTTAGCTGAAGTAGTATCTAATTCTAAATAAGATCCACTCATATCATCTAATCCAGAGTGCTGTGTATACCAAGCGCTCGTACTATCTCTATTCTTCTCAATAATCATTGCTGGTTTTGCATTTAAGCCATGACCTACGGTGCTACCGTCTGCATGAGCAGCTGCAGTAACCGAAACAATAGAGAATCCGGCAGATGGATTGGCTAGGACCTGGGAAGTAATGCTGCCATCGGTGTTATCTGCAGCTGTACCTGTCCCAGCCTCCCACGCATATCCAACAACGTTTGAGCTTGTTGTAAAATCACCAGTTCCAATTGAATAACCATTTGAATTGAATGACGTTATATAAGTTGAAAGTGTAGATTCAGCAGCATTGGTTTCCGCTTGAAGTGCTTTTGTACTGCCTCTTACAGCGTCCATTAAATAATGGCTACTAGAAGCATCTCTATTTTTCTCCCAAAGCAAATCAGGTTGAAAGGATAGGCTTGTTACATGTGTAGTTTGAGAAGTATCGGACTCCCTAAGTTCAATATCAAAATGCTTACTAGGATCTTGAATCGGTGGGTTAGTCAAGTTGTTAGTACACAATGCTTTATAACCAGTTACTGGATGAGCAAAAGGTCTTTGTCCAAAGTTATATGTATGGACAGAGTTTTTATGAGTTCCATCACAGAAACAAACTGTACCAGTAATTCCAGTGAAAGCTGTACCAATTAAACTACCATTTTTGTAATACTTTAGAGTACCAGCGTCCATATCAAGCGCCATGCCAATGACGTCACCAGCTGCAGGGAATGTTCCAGAAGATGATCCCCATGGTGCGGTTTGACTTGTGTAAGCACTATTTACATAAGTACCGCCAGTGTTAAAAGCGAACCAAGTGTATGAGTCTGCCGCTATACCCATGTAAGTATCTACATCTACACTTGCAGGATTACTTACACCAAAAGATGTGTAAGGACCAAGAGTGTCTACAGTAACTTCGCAGAGCCATTTACCAGATGACACAGCAATTGTTGATCCTGTAGTATTATAAGTGTGAGTTGAACCGGTAGTTAACAGTAAATTTCCATTAGAAAGAGTGACATTAGCTCCAGCATGTATTGGATTCAACGTCGCAAAGTTATTCGTTGGTGAATCAAGTAGTGAATCGTTACCTGCTCCTGCTGTAACACTGAAATTAGTAGCCGTAAAATCATTATTGTTTCCACTGCTATCAGTTCCTAACGCAGAAGTACTGCTGTTGTCGGAGAAATCGAGATAGAAAGAGTTATCAACAAGGCTAATTCCAGAGTTTACAAGCAGGTTGCCGCCAACTTTAATACCTTGAAAGTAAGCGTTTGATTCTCTTACTTCAATTGAAGTTAATGTAGTGTCCCCAGATAATTGAGAGGTTATGTCAAGAGGAGTAAGAGAGTTAGTTGAAGTAGGCCATCCAGTTATAGACTTATTGTTAATAAGTATTTGATTAGCTCCAGAAGACGCTGCGCCATACACAACTACAGTTTTTCCGCTAATATCGAGTGCAGAACTTAAGGTAAGTACAGAGGCTGAGCCATTGTTACTCCATAAATTACTTCCGCTGACAATGCCACTAAATGCTTTATCAGCGGTATATGTTGAATTCTGGTTGGTAACACTAGTAGTCCAAGTTTGACTTTGATCAACTAACGGACCATACGTCCCAGTAAACTCCTTTGGTTGCCATACACCGTTGTTATCAGTCTCACCAAAGTCAGTTGGAGCTAGTGCTTGACCATCAACAAAATAAGTTTCAGCTAAAGTTATATTTGCACCGTTGTAAGGTGAAGTTCCATACGCACCACGTCTTCCAATTGCATGTACTTTTGCGTTGTTAAAATTAGGCGAAATACCAGAAGCTGGTTTTGTATTAGTAGCTAAATTACCTTGCGATATTTTTGCTCCATTGACATAAAGAATAGCTCTTTCGGTATCCGTTGAATTATCAGAATCAAACACTGCAACGATATGATACCAAGCAGAGTAATCCCTAAATCTAGGAAAGGTTTTTAAACGAAACGTAAGCGAAGTAGTACTAAAAGCGTCAAAATAAAGTTGATCACTAAGAAAGTACAAATTGGTCCCATCTAAAGCAATTGGATTAGTTGAACTAGACAGAATGGTGTCATAGTTTGTAGTAACTTTATTCCGCTTTACCCAGCAACTAAATGTCCACTTTTTCTGGTTACCTGATCCAAACGTACGGCTAAGGTAAGCACTGTCCTCCTTGTTAAATCTCAGTGATCGTTCAATTTCATAGCCAGAGCTTCCTTGTCCAGAAGCTCCAGCTAGTTGGTTATTGCTAATTACACTCATGAATAAGCAAGGGTTGCAACTGCATGAATAGAAGTAGAGCTACGAACGACGTAATCCACGCGGTCAACAGCTGATGCAGTTGTAGTTAAAGTGGGAGCAGTGCCACCCGCAAAGTCCCAGTAAGATCCCCAGGCAGCTGTACGGCTACCAGTACCATCTTGGACAAGAAAGATAGAACCAGATTGACCAGCAGTCAGGTTGGTAGGGTTAGCAATTGTACGGTTGCCACCAAGTGTCAAAGTATAATTATTTGATGCTGCAAAATCAGGTGTTACCGTAGCTCCATCGGTTAACGTAGTAATAGTGCCACGTTGAGCAGCAGTAAAGGTCTGTGCAACGTCAGTAAGAGCAGTATCAGGGTCTGGCTCTGTGATTGAATCTACAGTCCATTTAGAAGTTGCTGTTTTATAACGTAGAACTTGGTTATTAGTTATAGCGCTTGTCCCACCACTAATACTGTTACTTGTAAATGTTAAGGTACTAGTTGCAATATTTGGTGTTGAAGGTAGGGCACCAGCAAACTTCATTGAATAGTGGGTGTATCCACTACTTGTTTGATAAGCAGCAACAGTATCAACTGTTGCAGATACTGATACAGAACCATTGGAGCTACTAGCTGTTGGCCACTCGATAGTTACAGCATCGCCAGCAGACAAACCTAGTAGCTGGGTATCAATTAAGGTGTTACCAATAGCCCAATCAAATTCCCACGGTGTAGCACCAACTGATCCTTGAGTCCTATATTTACCAGTTACGTAGAAAGCAGGATTATTCTGGTCATTACTTCCAGATGCAAAAGTAAGAGTATTATTATTAGGTTTATAAGCAAAATCAGTTAATTCAGCGAAGGTGTCTGCGTTATTTCTGGCAACCCATTGTGTAAGAGTACTGTCGTATCTAAGGATTGAGTCATCAGCAAGTGCTACAGTACCGTTAGTGATACGTGGACTAGTAATATTTAAAATACTAGTAGAAATATTAGGGAAATTTGTAGCTGCTGTGACATTATCAGAATTGGCAAAAGATACTTTAATCCTGTAACAGCTTACGCTATTTATTGTTACTGACTCACGTACTGAGTATAATGAACCAACATGTGTATAATTACCGTTGCTTGGTGCACCAGTTGGTACGTTAATAATAACTTGATCATTAACTTGAATGTTACCTAGTGCTGTATCAACAGTTGAGTCATTACCAGCAACCCAAGTAAACTCAAAATAATCTAAGGTATTATTAGTATCTAAAAAATAATCACCACCTGTAAGATTGTTTTGGTTGTTATATTTACCAGCTGCAAATGATATTGTAGTGCTGGATGGGGCTTGTACAGCGTCTGTTAACTCAAGTACAGTAGTAGCAAGCTCACTTTTAGCTGCATAACGGGATTCAGGATCTGCAGCAAAATATTGTTGGAAGACCCACTTAGAAGTAGATGAGTTGTACTGTAATCGTACTGTTAAATTAGTAGATCCAACAAACCCAGCAGGTACAGTAGAAACAGAAGAATTACTTTCTATACCAGTTGAATTAGTTACTTCTACACGATCTTGATTAGCAGGACTAGTAGGTAAGTTAGCTAGTGCAGCAATAGGAGTATAAAAACCAGCATCAGCAACAGCGGTTTGTGCGGCTGTAGCTGTAGCAGAAGCTGTGTTAGCTGTAGCAGAAGCCGTATTAGCGGTTGTAGTGGCAGAGTTAGCCACAGAAATGGCGGTATTAAACCCTCCTTGACCGTCACTCTCACGGCTATTATCTAATGCCAGATTAGCAGTTGTGGTAGCCGTATTAGCGGCAGTAGTAGCCGCATTTGCTGCAGTTGTAGCTCGTGCAGCCTCAGCATCAGACTCCTGTGTTACGTATAGATTTTGAGTAAAGTTATTGTTTAGGTCTGATGATCTAATAGCAGAACCTGGGAAAAACTCTGCAATTAGACCGGAATCAGCAGTATCCCTGTAAATACGAATAGCATCATTATTTTGAGGAACACTGTTAAATGTTATTTGGGTAGCATTGGCTAAGGAATATGCAGTTGTGTCAGTACCATTAAGAGAAACCTTAATGTCTGTTTGAGCTAAATATGGGAAAGTGAAGGAGAATAGATTAGTAGACCCATCTCCTGTGTGTAGATTTTCAGTTACAGCCATTAGCTAATTTGTTTAGAATTGTTCTTGAAAGTCTCGGCGCATATCTTCTAAATATTGTGTCTCAAGCTCTTGTGCCTTATCTAACCTTTCTTTAGCTTCAAGTATCAACCCATCTTCTTTATACTTTTTAGCAGAACTACGTAGATTACCAATAGCCTCAAATTCATCGTACTTACTTCTTAGCGCAACAAATGCCATTTTAAAGGCTTCACGATGCATCTTATCTAATTCATCGTGCATAAAGATGTCACGAATAGGATTTTGTCTTTGCGTTTCAGTAAGACCAAGAGTTTGCCTATATTCACGTAAAGACTGCATAGCAATCCGACCACGTTCAGTAGACTCATCAAATAACTCTTCAATTTGTTCGACTAGAGGTACGTGGGTAGCAACCCAGTTATTGATAAAGTAACGCTCTTCTGATTTAAGCTCAGATCCCGTATATGGATTCATCTGATGAGAAGGCATACCTTTCCATCCTGAAGAAATGAGTTGTTGACGCCAAGGTTCTTCGCCTACATTTGTTTGGTAGAACGGTACAAACTCATTCAACATTGCGTTTAATGGATCTGTATGGTTGATAGGTTTACCGGTATAGATGTCTAAAAGATCTTGTAGATGCTCTTGACCAGACATCAAAAACTTATAACGGTTTTTAGTGTATTCAGCAATATCATCCTGCACATCCTTTAACTGTGGAGTAATTACACGGTTCAAAGAACTAACAGCACCGCTATACGGTATTTGGCTGGTAGCTGTATTGGCTAGGAATCTATTCCATTCACCTTTATCACCAGACAACATAGCAGCAAGAGGACGTAATCCACTAAGGAAAGTATTAGAAGTAGGTCCAACAGCAATTGCTGCTACAGCCTTTTGGAAGAACTGTTCACCTGTCGATTGATCGACACGTTGAGCGGTATAAGCAATATCAGCAACCGTAGCTAAGATAGATGTAAAAGGTTCACGGTTTTCATAAGATACCCATTGACCAGTAAAAGGGTTTTTAATAGTACGAGGTCTCCAACCAACTGCTTGCATAGCCTTACGATCACGTCCACTTGTAGGACCGTTACCACGTAAGTTACCGTTAAATGCCCATAGACCAGCAGCAGTTACAACTGTACTGCCGAAAAGTTGCCTACCTATGTATTCACTCTTCAGTGCAGTAAAAGCCTCCATATCGAAGTCACTAATGCCATGAAGTGCTAAAGCTTCTGTAATCTCCTCCTTTGACTTGGCATTAAACACCGCACCCATTTTACCAACACCAGTTTGGTTAGCGATAACACCACCAACTGGGTTATAACTCCAGCTATATTTTAAAGCATTAATACCAGTACGGGGAAAGGAAAATAGGGCTTTTAGGATAGGTGTACGGTCAGTGAGAGCTGTAATTTGATTAGCCAATTCATCATCTAAGTTGAAAGCAATTTCACTAGATTGATATTTAACAGAATCAGGAAGTTGCTGCTTTAAAGCTCCATTTGCATCAAAGTATTGATTATAAACTTCGTCAGATTTTTCTTTAAATGCTTTCTTAAAATCAGTGTATGAATTAGGATTAGAGATCAATTCTTGATACGCCTTAGCTCTAGAATTAGCAGACATAATCATAGAATTAGTGAAACCATCCAGGGCATACATAGCGTTAATTCCATAGCGTGCAAATTTGCTATTGTTAAAACCATGCATACCTTTAGAAAGATTCCAAAGCATAACTTTTCCATGTTGACCTTCCTTCTTCCATACTTCAGCCATTGAATCCATGACTTCCATGCTATCTAAACCCTTTTGAATAAGATCAGCACGTCCGCCACGAGCCATTGCTACTTCAGGGTTATTAGAAACAAACTTGTACTCCTCAGACATATGTCTAAGAGCACGTGTAAAGTTCTCATAAACACCACCATAAGTAGCGACTGTTTTACCTAAACCCTTACCAGTTGCAAACTGTCCAAAACCTACACTAAGAGGCTTCAAAGCAAGGCCGATAAGGTTACCTTCCATAGCATTGATAGCTGATTTACCTGCAAGCATTGCGTTGTATCTGACGCCTGTTAATCCCCTAATAAGCCAGCTATTAGCATCAGGATCATTATTAAACATAGCTTTCCAAAACCCTATGTTTTTGTCAGCATAAGCTTTGAGCTTGTGCAACGTGTCCACACGACCATTGGTAGCGTCAACGGCTTCAATAAAAGGTTTCAGATATTCAGGGTTCTTTTGTGCAATCTCTTGGAATGTACGTACGGTTTGCATACCCTGTTGTTTAGCAGCAGCAAATCCAGTTTCAAAATCTTCTGCTTCCTTAATAAGAAACCTTTGAATAGATTTACCACCAGGTAAATTTTTAAAAATTTTCTTATCATTAGCTAGCTTTTTTAAAGCAAGCTGACGACCAGAAACATATTGATTAGCGCGTACCTCTTGTGCTACGACCTCAAGTTTTTCTAGAACTTTAATTTGAAGATTACTTGTATCTTTACTAGGTATTAAAGTAACTGCATGAGCAATATCAGCAGCCTGACCTGCAGCATCATCTACCAACAAGGCGGAAGCTCGCATAGAATTAGGGTTATACATCTCTAGGAAGGCCTTTTTAAAAGCCTTGGCAGAGATTTCAAACTCTTGTTCTCCAAGTATTGCCTGAGACTCATACAAGTTATTTTTAAAATTCTCAATAGTCTGTGTAAAATTAGCTACAGACATTTCAGGATTAAAAACATCCTCAACTAACACATCAACAGCAAGGTTAATGTCTTCAGCAGAGTACTTTGGACTACCATCTTTGATGGCATCAATTGATGGTGCTATGGTATTAAATAGTTCGTCTAAAGCATCCTTACGGTCACCTGCTTTGGTAATACCCATAAACTTCTTTTCAAAGCTTTCAGTAGCTACGTTTGGTGAGCGACCGCCAGATGGATAATTAGGGTTGTAAACACGTTCAGCTATGTCAAGCTTAGTTTCTAAAGCATTAGCCCCAGACGTTGGGACAAAGGTTTCATGAGGTTCTGCGTATTTATGAATAAATGGATCGTATGCAATATTAGGTCCAGGGTCAGGAATTTTGTTAAAAAGGCTGACAATTTCAGGTTGCTTATTAATACGTTCTAAGGTTTCAGCCTCAAGTACTTGTTGACGCTCAGCTTTAGATATTGCATGTGCTGAATCAACAGGATCTTCAGGGTCAAGTCTAGGAATCTTATCAACAATTTCTTGAGAAGCTTCGTCAGTACCACGCATAAACAAACGACGCCCAGCTTTTAAACCAATACCTAAGAGTTCGCCAAAAGCAAAGAACCCAGCAGCTTCCAAGACATGTTTTTTCCTACGAACAGCAGGAAGATCATCGTCAGTAGTAGCACCTGGAATGTTAGTACCTAAAAGGTCATTAACTTGTTGTGCAAGGTTAGGGTCTTCTGCTGATTGTGAAGAAGAAAAAGCAACAGCTGATTCAACACCAAGTCGTGCTGCAAGTTCACCAGCAGCTTTTGTTTTACTAGAAAGCATAACAGTACTGTTTACTTTACTAGACACAGCAGCAACACCAGCATTACCTAACATGACAGGGAGAATGAGTGCAGATGCATCCCTAACTAGTTGGGCACCTGGATCTTCCTCTTCAGGCATTAGGCGATCAACTAAGTTGTCAACAGGCTTCAACCAAGGAACCATCCCAAATGCATCACTAATCCCTTGTATAAGACCTTTGCCAGGAAGAGAACCCCTTGATAGAGTGTCTTGTGGGTTAGTGATCGGACTAACGTCTTGCTCACCTTCAGCCCTTTCAGAAGGTTTTTTATAGTAAACCTTACCGTTAACAACTTCAAAGCTATCAGGGCTCATATTGTTTTTTACAGCAGCGTCTTGAATAAGACGGGTTTCTTCTGCAATACGTTTCTGTTCTGCTTCCTGCTCAGCTAGTTTCTGTTGTTGGAGTAGACGTTCCTGTTCTTCCTGTTCAGCAATGATAGCTCTTACTTCATCATTCCGTTGTTTAATAGAATCAGCATCAGGTTGATAATATTTAAGTTCATTAGGATCCATAATTAACCACCTGCATATTTTTTAAGAACTAGTTGTGCACAGAGATCAGTCAGATTATTTGTTTGACAATTAGGATGCCTGTTTTTTTGCTCTTGATATATCTGCCACTGACGTTGTGCAATAGGTAAAGCATTTGTATAATCTCTTTTTCCAAGAGCACTCCAAGCTTGTAAAGCTTCCCACATAGCTTCTTCCTGCGACAACCCCTTTTCCAGTGCCCATCCAATACGTTCTTCCCAAACAAGTTTAGCTACTTGTACATTTTTAAGAGGGTCACGCATATCCTCTTCTGTGTAACCTAAGGATTTGAGTTTCTCACCATGAGCTAAAACATTAATTTGCAAAAGTCCAATTGAGTATTCATTTATTTTATACTCGTCAAGTTTAGATTTGACAGTATCTTCTGTCGGATCGCCTCCACTTTCACCAATCATTATAGCCGCAAATATTGGAATAAATTGCGGGGGAAACCCTGCACTCTCTAATATCATCATGAATGAAGGTAACCCTTTATCTAGGCCAAACTGTGATTGTGCAGGCAAACCCCGCCGCACCATTGCTTGATTAACAAGGGTTGGGTTAGGGGACCTCTGTAGACGGGCTCGTAGATCAGGAGGGAACTCTTTTTCTACAGGTTGTAGAGTATTTTTAATGCTGTCAGAAATGTCAGGTATAGATGGGTCTTGTTCTCTTGCGATACGGTTTTGCTCTAAATAAATTTCAGAAAGAGGGACTTTACCTTGAAGACCTTTATTAATTCGATGGATACTACGTGGAATAGTGAAACGACCTTGGTTCCAATCAATAGCGGATTGTTTAGCCTGGATAGGATCCATTAATAGTGTTGTTTTCCAAGCCAATGGGTCAGCTGTAAGAACATTATCAATCCTTTCCAGGGGATTTACTTTGGGGGCAACGACTCCAGGGAAATTAACAAACCGAGGCTTAAAAGAAGACCTACCGTCAGCACCTGTTGCTTCTGTTTTAATTTCAAATAATTCACCTTCTTTAACTTGTTCTTTTACTTTGTTTACTGCGTAATTAAGTGCTTCAATAGAGTTTTTACCTGTATATCTCTCTGCAAATGCATTTAAAGCGATTGAATGAGCTGAATACTCAGCAAGAGGTAATGAAGGATCGCCAATAGCATCGTTGCTCTCCATGTTTAAAGCTTGCTTTAAAACATTAGAGACTGACTTTTTAAGCGTTTTTACAGTTCCATCATCTAGACCATTGGTCACCATTGCTTGGCGTTGCTGCAATACTTGCTGTAATTTGGGGGTAGAAAGTCCAAAACTAAGGATTTCTTGTTCTGGGGGAAATATACCTACAGCCATTTCACCGCCATAAACAGCATCGAACTCCTGATCATTTACTTTTTCATTACTAAAATTAAGTAGTTTTGACAACTCTAGACCAAGGTTTGTTCCACCAGAAATTCTAATAACCTCTTGCTGTGCAATAAGGATATTTTGCGGAGTAATATTTTCAGGATTGGCTATCATGTCCCTGATAATCATAGCAACCGCATTATCGCCTGCGCGTCTTTGAGCCCTTAATTCGTTATCTGATGCTCTAACTCTTTCGCTATCTTGTGCGTCTGCAGCATTTAAAATAATTTGAGCTTCAAGTGGAAACACATCTTTAAAAGGTTTAGAAGAATCTTGTCCTTTATGTTTAACAAGATGCTCCATTTGCATACGAGCAAAATCCGATGGGATAGCACCAGTTTCAATTAGTTCTTTAAAATGATCAATATTACGTGTTAAAGAAGATCTAAGATATTGTCCACCTGGACCTCCACCTTGTCCAACATAGTAGTCAACAAAAACACCACTGTAAGTAGGGTTAGTTCTAAAGGCATTAACAATATTATTCTTTTCAGTGTACTCATTACTAATACGCGCTTCTTCTTCTACACGTCGAGTAATTGCACGTTTACGCCTTGACTCTGCAGTAATGATACCTTCTCTGGCGTGTTTAGTAATAAACGCTTGATCATAACCTGGAAGGTATTCTTGTAAAAAGTTACTCCTGTGTTTTTCTAGAAGACCTTGTACAACTACTAGATCTCCTGTATCTTCAGCTTGTGCCAACGACAACGAAGAGCCGTTGAATTCAATCTCTTCGCTATGAACATTTGTAAGGTAATTGTCATACTGAGATTCAGCATTTTTGACAGCACCTAATGCAATACCGTATTGCGTCCAACCTTGCTGTTCTAACAAGATTTGGATGTCAGATTCAGTAGCACCGTTTTGACGTAGACGTTCAATAACAGGAGCCTGAGCTATATGGAAGTCCTCAAGGGTTCCTTCCATAGCAGCTAGCTGAGAAGCTTCCTTACCAGTAAGACCATATTTTAGAGATAGGGACATACCTACCTCTTGTCGGGCTTTCGCTCGTTTAGTAGCTTCTCCTTCTAAGAAATCACTAGCAGTCTTAGAAATACCTTTGAGAGATTCAGCAATTGCTAGTTGATCTTCACCTTTTTTTTCAAGAGCTGCAATCTCTTGGTCAACAGCTGACTTACGAAAGTCTTGTTCTAGCTGAGAAGCTTCTGCAGCTAGATTAACTTGCCTTTGCCGCTCATCTTGATTACGTTGAAATGATTCACGAAGTAGTTGTAACTGTTGCTTAGCTTGTTCACGTCTTAGTTTCTGGCTGTTACGAACATTGCTTACAAAATCGTCGCCAGCACTAATAATTTTGTTAGCCTTTGAGGGGGCTTCATATTGTTGAAACCCCCTAGCCTGGGCGTACCCAGAAAAGAGCTTTGCCATTGTTTATTTATTAATATGGTTAGTTAAGTACCTAAATCAAGTTGAGGTGTCAATATTAGTAGTGAAATTAAATGAAGGTGTGAATGAGGCGTCATTAAAGTCTGGTAGATTATCTACATTAAAAGTTGGTTGAATATCAAGATTAAAAGGGTTAGATTGGTTAGGTATATTTGGATTAAATGCATTAAAATCAAATAATTCCGTAGGATCTGCTACCTTTGGAGCTTTGAACTTTTCTAAAGTCTTTACTGCCTGAACACCAAAATCAGCAATAGCACCTAATTGCTGCAATGCAAGGTTAGATGGATTGAAAGGCATACCAGCCTTTTTAGACAATTTAAGTTGCTTTCTTATGTCACCCCAGTTAATTTCTTCTTGTGGCGCTTCTATGAACGGGGGTGGTTTAGTTGGTGGTTCTATTATATCAGGACGTCTTGGTTTAGAAAGAACCTTTGATGCAGCCACTCTATCAGCAATATTCTTTTGTAATTGTACACGTTGTGTATCATCTTTATATTGACCGATACTAGATTCAGCAGACGTTCTAAGAGAGTTTAAACTGAGTTTAGTAGCTCGTGCAAGATCAAGTTGTTGAATATCAAGAGCACGTTTCTGGTTAATAAAATTACGTTGATCAGCAAGTAAGTTATTTGCTAAACCATCAATAGCATTCAATCCTTGTTTTCGGGAACTTAAAAGATTTTGTGCAATCTGTTCCTTATTGAAATTAAATTGTGAATCAGCTCTAGTTACTGCATTAACAAGCATCGTTTGAGCTGCTTGGTTTTGCATCATCAAGCCTTGCACTGACTTAGCTGCAGAACGACCGGCTTGACCTAGTGCGCGTTGACCACCCGTAGCTTGTACTTGCTCTTGCCGTAGTTTCTCTAATTCAGCAGAAGCTTCTGCTTTAGTGTCTGAAATATTGAGGTAAGCTTCTTTTCTAGATAGATTAGCATCAGATGCAGCGTCATCCATTTGGCGTTGAACATCTGCAAATTTAATTTCAGTATCAGCAATAGAAGTCTCTTGTTGTTGAGAAATGCCTTGCTTTTCTAACCTATTTTTTCTACGACTAGCATCAAGTTCTAACATCATCTCTTGTGAATTAAAACCAATTTGATTAAATCGGTCTTGTTGCACACGAGCTAAGTCATTCATAGCAAGCTGTGAATTTAGGTTGTTGTAAGCAAGCTCAGTATCAAAATTATCGACACTTTCCTTATAAAGCTTTACGGCATCGTTATACTGACGCTTTCTAATTGCTAATGCAGAGTGATACTCTTCTAGGTTGGCTTGATACTGAGCTTCGGATTCCTGCTCATATGTTGCTTTAGCTAGATCAGCAGCATCCTGGGCAAGTTTAACTTTCTTTTTAAATTCCTTAAAACTTAAATTATTGTTAAACCTTACAGCTTCCTTTTGCTTTGCAGCTGCTTTTTTCGTTATAGCGGCAGCTTGTTGCTGCCCCATAATGCTTGCACCAGTTCCGAAAGCAGACAGTGCAAGGCTTATAACTGCCAATTCTACAGACATTATGACCTCCTAATAAAACGTGGTGAATATTGCCCCTCCCAAACCATTGAATTAATAGATACTGGGAAAGGTGAATCACTAAAGACTCTGACTGTATAGTTGTTGTTTCTTTGGTTCACAGGTAATGTAAAAATAGATTCATCAGAAATAGCGACGTCATCAGCAAGGTAATAATCAGCTTCAGCTGTGGATTGTCTATTCATCCACAAGTCTTCAAAGGCGACAATTGAAGCAGCATTTGCAGGTGCGCTTGAGAAAGTAATTACACCGGTATCAGAACAAGTAAAGGCTGAAGTAAAGACATCATCAATAGTAATTTTGATGTCATTCTTATCGTCTGGTGTAAATGGTAAAGCAAATGCAGTGGTAGAACCATCACCTGTAAAGGTGAAAGAATCTCCCCGAATGCCTTTCGTTTTCAATTTAAAAGTAATAGAACTTGATTGGCCAACAGAGAACTTAAGCCTATTAATACCTAAATACGCTGCATAATCAAGACGCCTTCCATCTGGAGTTTGTTGAAAATAAAGCTTAGGCAAGGTAACATCATAATTAAATTTATAGCCAACAATTATATTAGCTAAATTTCCACTTAGATCTTTACCATTAACAATGAAGTTGTCGTATGTACCGTCGTTGTTTTTTGTAGGGGTTACAGTAAAACCAGAGTCCAAAGATGTACCAGTACCTTTAATTAGGATGACTGGTTCTAAAGCACTGATGTCATCATAAGGTAAACGGATAGTTGACTGGTTATTTGAGAATGATACTGCTGCTGCTGGTGCATAAAAGTCCATGAATGGATTAATTGAATCACCAGATCTGCTAGTAACAATTGCCTCTTGCGGTGTGCTAGTAATATTTAAGGTGCACATCTGATATTTATTACCAGCCTGTACAACCATATACAAAACATCATCATCTACATTAACTGTTAATGGAAAGCCTGGAAGTTCCCACTTAAACCATGCTTGCATGACCTGTTGCTCTCCACCGTCATCAAAAAATCGGTAGAAATAAATAGTCTTTTCGGTCTCTCCGTAGAGAATAATAAAAGAGTTTTGAGGACTAGCAACTAACTTAGTAACAGAAGAAGGTACATATTCAGTAACGATCTTGCCTATATCTAAGATTCTTGGTGGTGATTCAATACCACTTGGGGTAAAGGAGAATATCCTTGACCAAGCAGGTGTCTTACTAATAAAATAAGAATTAGTTCCCACCTCAACAGGAGGTATATTGGGATCCATCTCATAGTTAGAAATTCCATTAATAATTGAGTCAGATGGTGTCAGATTACCAGACTCTGAGTACATCATGTATTGCTGATTCTGACTGAACAGAACTAGACCACGGGCAGTAGGTAAGACTGCAAACAGTTGAGCAGGTCTAATACTTGAGCAAGATAAATCAACAGGATCAGCAGGGGACGATGCAGACGAAGTAATATGGTAGAAGTTAAAAAACTCTCCAGACTGACTCATCGATACATTTTCACCTGTTAAATATCCAAGTCTATTATTGTGGAAAAATACATGAGATATTTTACTGTTAACAAAACTAGGATGACTATTAGTACTATCATCACCAACTAGTCTATTTGTATATGCAGCTTGTCTAAAAATAAAAGTATTAGGTGCAGTGTTAATTAACTCGTGCGGCATTGTAGCTGCATCAAGACCCGGTGAAACAGAAGGCGAAACAGTTTCTTCCCAGTAACCTACGCCTACAGTTCCTGAACCACCGATGCCTACAAACTGAGCGTAATAAGGAGTAGAAGCTACCTTGGTATTTACCACTTCTACAATACGACCGTGTAAGGCTTCAGAGGGTAAATCAGAAGCTATTTCTACAGCACCTTGGAAAGAGTGCAAAGCATCTCCATTCCTACCTCCTGATGCATCTAAAGTAAAATCAGATGCTTTTGTAATCTCAAGAGTTGTAGCACCTTGTGTAATAGTCAACCCAGATACAGCAGCATTAAGTAGGGTTTTGAGATTAGTTAAAATCTCAGAAGCATTTAAAGCTGTGTTTGTAGCAGTATTGACAAAGTTATCTGCATTACGAGTGGTATATGTAACAGTAGTTCCATCTACAGTGATTTTATAATCTGAACTATACTCAACTGTAGATATAGAAACAGTACCATTCCTCTTAAAACTATAACTAGGTGTAGCTTGAGGTAATACAGTAGTAGTTTTATTAACAAGAATTGTAGTATCCTGAACGGTAAGAAGATAGTAATTATCTCCAGTTGTTGTAAGATAACTAGAGGGATTAACACCCCCGGTTGCTTGCATAGTGACTGAAGCTTTTACATAGTTACCGCTAGAATCTGGAGTTGCATTCCAAATATGGATGTCAGTACCATCAATACAACCAACGTAAACCTCATCATCATCACGGTTTATGTAAAACCATTTTGCATTATCAAATACTGGAGTTGTATAATCAGTTCCACTTCCGTTATGCAGTGCATCTAAAAATTTAATACCGGGTCGTTTAGTAAGACCTAGAGTAGGGTCTGGATAAACATTAACTGCTTCTACTACTTGACCGGGTAATTTTTTGTCATCAGGTTGTGTAGAAACACCACCTAAGAAATTAGGGATACGTTGAGTTATTGAAGCCATTAGCGATAGAGAGCTTTATATGGTTGATAGCTGAGATAGAAATTCTCACCTTCTGGATGACCAAAGAATGTATAGTCAGCCTGGTTGCAGTCATACTCAAGAGCATTAGCACGTAAAGTTTGCTCACGTTGACTTAGAATTTGGAACTGTGTAGGATCACCTACAATTCTAGAAGAAGTGATTGCAGCTGCTTTAGCTACAATATAATCTTGAATTGGTACAGGTAGATCTACCCAATCAAATAACCAAACAACATCGCATTCAACTTTATCCTCAAAGGTGTATGTATGTTCAGCCTTATCGTAAAGTTTACCGTTACGGCGACACACATCCTTATCTCCAAAACGTGTTGTCAAATCTATTTGCAAAATATTATTTGCAATAAGAATTTCTTTGTTTGAGTCAGGAGAAAATGGATAATGATGTTCTTTATTGAATGACCAACCCTCAGCCTGTACTTCCCGAGACACATTTTTGAGAGTGTCATAGGCAATCGAAACGTCCGGGTTTGTTTGCTCAAGGGTGGTGACAGGCGCTTGACCTACTGCCGCCAGAATTTCATTAACTGCAGCAAGCTCTGTCTGTGCGTTAGTAGTTGGAAAAGCCATAAGAATAAAAAAAAGGGACCCCGAAGGATCCCTTGTGTGTAAATAAATTAGAATGCAGAAGGAGCACTGTTAGTAACATGCAGCTCAACAGAAGCTGCAGGGTTCAGATAATCTGCACCACATGCCAACCGGCCGAGCATCACGTCGCCTTGGTAGACAACGGAAACGTCTCCACTGGTGACTTGCACCTGTGGACCGATTGCTTCAACCATACCGGCTGCTTCCTTTTGGAAGATCAGACCACAAGACGTGGCACCAAATTCAGAAGCAGTACCGTAGTCATTGTTGATACCAGTGGAAGCGCCAGAAGCGTCTTCCATGGCTTCACCAACGAACGAACCAACGTTAGCAGGAGAGGTAACGCCAGTAGTTCCACCGTACTTAGTACCGTACTTACCCAGGAACGGGATGTTCATGGACTTGTAGATCTTGATACCAGCGATCTCAATGATTCCGTTGCCGCCTTGCAGCGCGGTTCCTTGAGCATCGCGGTTTACCAGACCGTTAGAACCAACAGCTTGGATCAATTCGTAATACTGACGAGGGTTTAGTACGGCCACTCTGCCGTCACTACTAACACCCTTCTCATCTAGCGCAGCAGCTGCGTCGTAGAAGGCTGAGACAAGGTGAGCAGAGCTGTAAGCATCAGCTTCTGTACCAGAACCAGAACCGACTTGAATCTGAGTACCACCAGGCTCTACAAAGCCAGACTTGGTGATAGGAGATGCAGCGCGTGCACCACGTGCTACAGCACGGAATGCAAGCCGGTCGTATTTCTCAGCAAGTGCATAACCGATCTTGCGTGAGATCTCCGAACGAAGATCGTAGTGAGAAAGTACTTCATCAAGGTTGTAGACAAAGGCTGAGCTAATCAGCAGGTCATCAACAGTGATGGTCTTTTCTGCCACTGGCGGTGCACCGTCATCGTTACCTAGGATGCTACGACCAGGAGTATGGAACTCAGATTTTGTGCGACCAGTGTAGATAAACTGAAGAGACTTACCGTTCTTCAGTGTACGCTTCATGATCAAATCACGGGCGATAGTATTATTCTGAAAACCCTTAAACATCTCGCCCGAGAAAAGTTTAAGGTATAGAGCACGGGCATCTCCCGTACTGTTAGATTGGCCAGGCCGTACAAGTTGAGCTTCAAGCTTGCCGCTGGCTGATTGTTGTGCCATTATTAAAGATAAAAGTTTGTATGTATAACCGTTATCAAAGCTTTGATTGTTTGTGGTCTATCCCACCGTCTAGACGGCAGCTAAGGTATCCGCGTACGGGCTTAGTGCCATAGGCATGGGAGGTCCGACTCTGAGGTGCATCCCACGCGTTTACTTCTTAGAAGGTAATATTAGAGTTCTGTAGTTTAGTCAGGACATCTGTACGATATGCCTCATCATTATCATAACGAGGATCATTCATAGCTTGGACAAGTTCAGCTTGACTGCGGAAACCACTAGCAGTTTTAGGCGCTTTACCAGTTAGCATCTTACCTTCATAACCTTGACTATCTGCATACTGGAGAGCAAGCGAACGTGCTGCCCAAAATGCAGCTACCGGATCACTGTCCATAGCTTTGTCATAAAGGGTTTGCTCTTGGTCAGAGAGATTATTACTAGCCCATCCCATCAAAGTGTTGTAAGCTTGCTCACCGCCAACCATCTCATGAATGGTATCTACATGTTCCTGTGTGATATTGTTTGATTGTGACTGTGATTCAACTTGTTGACGATATGCAATATACATATCAGCAATCTCAGATGAATTCAAGCTTTGCAGTTTATTGACAGTTTCTTCTGAAGGCTGATCCCCAGCAGCTTCCCAAAGTTCATCTAGAAATGAGTAGTCAACATCCTGTTGATCAGTAGACTCTTCAGTAGTAGCTTCAGGTTCTTCAGTTGATTCAGTTGATTCAGTTGAATCTTTATCACCTTGTTTACCAAGTTTAGTTTGAAGTTCAAGATAAGCTTTTTCTAATTGTTGAGGATCAGAGAACTTACCAGCAAGTAGTGTCTCTTGTTCCTGAGCCATTTGCTCACCAACTTCTAAAGCTTCTTGTTCAGCTTCATTCAATACAACTTGTTCAGTTGACGGTTCAGATTCATTATAAGTTAGAGTATCAGACATAGGTGGTTTACTGTTGTTGTTGTGCAGCTGCTTGCTGCTCTACTTGTGCAAACTTACCTTGTTGCTTAGTAAGTTCCATTTGTTTTTGTTGTTCCATAGCTGCAGCTTGCTCTTGCTGAACATCTTTAGCCGATTTAATTAGATTAAGAGGATCAATTCCTTGTGCAGCTGCTAATCGTTTTACGACTTCCTCTGGATTAATATACTGAGCGATAGCCTCTGGACCCATGGTCTGTGCAATTGTGCCTAAGAACTGTCCTAGACTTTCACGATCTTGACCACGTCCAAGTGCATTGATACCAGCAACAATTGTAGGTTTGACAATACCTTTAGGTATCTTTGGAATTTCTCCAGTCTGTTGATAGATAGATAGTTTTCTATTTAAATAAGGAACAAGGAAATCAATGGTCAGAAGACTGAACAAACCACCGAGTTGTGCTTCTAGTTCCATTTGAGTCATCCGTACCTCTTCAGCGGTAGTACGTTCGCTATCTCTTACATTCATAATTAAGAATGCTTCTGACAATCGACGCTCAAGAGTTTGGATCATCTGAAATGCCGTAGCAAAATCAGCACCCTTACCAACTTGTACAACACCGATATCATCAGGACGGCCTTGGATAATTGCACCATTACCTGCCTTAGCAAGTGTAGATGCTTTGGTCGTACTAGAAGGTGACACAGTAAATACAACTTTAGCTGCAGCTGCAGATCCTTCTACTAAAGCTTGAGAAAGACCTTCTAAACTTTTTAGGTCTCCAATAAACTCTTCTACTCTCCCACGTCCATACGCTTCACCATCAACTGTCGCAAACCTAAGAGGTATCCAAGGGTTAGTGTTAAGTGGAGCCTTTCCACGAGTATCAGGAATAAGCTTGTCGTACACCTCTTGGTGCCAAATCATCTTACCCTTATCTCTTTTGACATGGGTATAAATATCTACGTCATCGTCACCTGCATAATAACCTTGTACATCGTTAGGTTGTTCAGGTTTGATGTCATAAGTCTCTTCTATTAGTTTTTTACTGAGACGTTCTTTAGTTACAATTTCAATTACATTACCACTTCCATCCCGGTCTACAACAAATCTATTAAGAGGATAGAGTTTTAAACCATCCTTACCCATAAAGATAAGAGCATTACCAGCAACAACTAGATGCTTTAGAGCTTGATGAACAATGACACGATCATCTGATGCTGCAATAGCATCAAGTATTGTACGTTCAATTTTTGCAAATGAAAGGTCAAGCTCTGACTTCATTGATGGATCAGCAATCTTACCTAGCATCGACTCATCAACTTGTAGTTTAAAGAAGCTAGTTTGTGGAGGTAAAGTAGCAAGCATTAATTTACTTGCTAAAGTAACCACACCTTTGGCTCCTACGCTTTGATATGGAGTAACAAGACTTCTAGCACTTTTAGTATATGTCTCATCTTGATGAATAAGATAAGGTAAAGTAAGTTCAGAAGCTTGTTCAGCTATGTTTAGAAATTGAGAACGATCACTACTAAGAACATCATACCGTTCTCTAGCGTTCATTAGATATTGACTCCTTTAATACGTGAAAGCATCTTTCTATTTAATTGTTGAGTACCTTGTGCAAAGTTGCCGCTTCTATATTTTTTAGACCGACGCAACCTAACACCAGCAGCATTCTTACCGCCGACAAAGCTTGCATCATTCATAGCAAATTGACTCGCAGCATTTTGCATTTCTTTAAGACGATTTTCTAAATCAGATGTATCTTTATCATACTTATTGATAACAGTATTAGAGCTAGGAACATTGATGCTAGAAATAAGATCATCTAATTTTCCTCCAATATCAGGTAGTTCAGCGATTGTAGGATCAATAGGTGTAGTTTCTGGGACTACTTCCTTGTCCTTTTTGGCCAAAATGGAATCAACTGTGTCGGTAATAAAACTACGATCAAGCCCTCCAGCTTTCTTATTAATCCTTAAACCCTTCTTAGATACTAATTTACCGAACCTACCTGAACTACCAGTAAATCCTTTATTGGTAGCACTCCTATAAAGTTTACGAATATCCTTTGTGGATAGGTCGTCATCTTTTAAAAATCTCGTTAGTCGTTTTTGGATGCCAAGTTTTGGTTTATCGTTTTTAGCCATAGTTACAGTACAGAATCGGGCGCAACACCAACAGAGGGCATTGTCAAAGTAATTGGTGAAGCAGTTATATTTAAAGGCTGAATATCAGTACGTTTCTCTACTCTTTTAGCTTTATATTTTCCCGTGATAGATTCAAATTTTTTGTTCTGGTTAAGGAACATCTTCTTGGGATTAAAGACAATCACTTCGTTTTTGTCAGTTGTGAAAGTCACCCTTCTATCAACACCAAGTTTCAATGGTTTTATAATCTGCTTGCTCGCTTTAATTGTCTCAGGTTTGTCTTTTCCGGGAATCTTTTCTGATTCAGGAATACCTAATCTATCTTCATCAAGATTAGCTACCACTAGAGGATCAAGACCATGCTCCGCAGCAAATATTTGTTCATACTTTTCACGCACCTCCGGTGGTGTTTTTGATTTTTCCTTACTTGGTATTCCTCCAAGATCGATTTTGAATTTTTGTTTAGTATACGAAGGGACTAGGATCTTATTAAAGACTCTGTTTAAATCTTTAATAGTGGGCTTCCTAGGATTTAATTTAATTTTGTTGTAGCGGATTTTTCTAGACATGTTAGTCGTCTCCTTCTAAACGGTTTAATAACCACTCCACAACAGAGCGCTGACCAGATCTATACATAATCTTTTCAATTGAATCTCCGGGCATGGGGGTAATATTAGGAAACTGTTCTTCCATTTGCACACTTAAGGCGCGGAGTTCCATACCCATTGTTTCAAGCATATTGGGGGAGGTTAACATTACTGTGCTCAAAGAATGCAGGCATACGTCCTGCTTTAGTTTCAGAAAGTTGTGGTGCTTTACCCTCGTACATCAAGCGATCACTAGAGTCAAGCCAAAATTGTTTGTCCAAATATTTATCTGAGCTACGACCTAATGGTTGCATCACCCAGTTAATCGTGGCCAAGCGGAGCTTATCAAGACTAGGAGAGATATTAAGCCCCAGCTCCCGACAAACAAGACTATTGGTAGCAACATGAATTTGTTCATCTCTACTTATATCTGCAGATGTTGTTCTCATTCCAGCGTCACCAGTAAAGCGGAAGAATGGTAGAAGAACGAAGAAAATCGCACGCTCGGCAACCATCGCTTTGGTAATCGTGTGATCAGGATGTGCCATCCAAGCTTCACGTAGCCGAAGCGCTTCAGCCTCAGCCTTTTCATCAACACCGTAAGCATTGGCAATGTAACCAAGTGCGACGTCGTGATTTTCTTCGTCTGTGATATTGGATTGAAGGAGGCTACGCGCCGCCTCTGGTACTTCGGTAGCCAACGCATCACGGATAAAATCTCCCACAGGTAGTTCCATATGTCTCAAGGCAAGTGCACGGTGTATCGTCGCCTCCGCACCTTCCTTGCATGTACCAGCACTCACCTGTACTGGTGTCCATTTTCTTTTTCTGTTTAGTAGTTTCTGATAAGGGTTCATTCTTGACAATCACATTCAGGTTCTTTTAAAAGATCCTCCAAGTAATCGTTGACCTCAGTTTCATCCAAAGCTGCATACGCGCTTGACTTATCCTGTACGTCGCCCATTACTTGTAGGCTGTAGTAAAGGGATGTCTGGGGCGATTGCAGCCACTCTTCAATAAACCCATTATCCATGGTGACCATATCTGACCACCAGTTCTGAGAGTATCCGTGAAGAAGTCCAGTCCTATCCAACAAAATCATAATGTTGTCGGATACTTTCTTGAATGCCTCCCATCCGACTGCAGAGGCAATTTCTACGTCACCGTAGTTATATGTTTGTACACCAAATGTGCCACTGTCTCTGTCAACAGTACGTGCAATAGGTGGTGCAATTTCAGGGGTAGATGTGTAGCCATCCAAGTCCTGTGAGCGATAGCTACAAGACGCTGTGGGTGCGATAGCGAAAGCTCGGACCATACGATGGGCACGAGCTACAGCAGCAGCTGCATCAATGCCTTCAGCAAGGCACTTAGCTAGCTCATAAGCAGGTGATGCTTTCACTTCACCATTGACATATTGCTCTAGTCCATCACCAAATTGTTTGTAGGTTATACCGTACCTTCGTAGGAGGTTGGCAAGTCCGAGCATTCCGAGTCCAACTTGTCTGTCGGTTTCAGGTGAGAGGTATTCTCCACTATTGTCGACACCAGTTCGAGCGTGGAGTAGACACAATTCCTGCATACCTTGAACAAAAGCGGTATTGATTGTGTCGAATTCACAGGCTGCGAGATTGATATGTTGCAACAAGCACGTTCCGCGTGATCGCAAGTAAACTTCAAGGCAGACATTGCCATAGATACGTTCTCCTTCTTTGTCGTATTTAACTTTGTTTAGCCAAATATCGCCACGCTTCATCCCTTCAATAAGTTTGATACGTGTAACATCCTTCAGCTCATCCCACCATTCTTGAGTAATATCAACACAACGTTTAACCCAAGGTAGTTGTTCACGTGGTGCATCAATAAACTCTTCGATGTCAGCAGAATTTGCATCAAGATGTAAAACAATTGCACCATTTTTATAACGCCCACCCCGTCTTAAAATCTCATTCAAAGTAGAATAGATTTTCCCGAACGAGACAGGACCAGAGGCAACAAGCCCTTTGCCATTATCGTCTCCTTTTGGTCGGAGTTTGCTGAGGTGGATGGCAACTCCTGCTCCATTTCTGAGGGCGTGACTGGCGAACCTCCAGCTAGCTTCCAGCCCATCAGAACCTTCCATTGAATCTTCAACTACAAATACCGTGCACGACACGGGAAGACGACCATCTGGATCATCGATCCAAGATTGGACACGTCCAGTTCTAGAAATAAGTTCAGCCATTAACAAGATCAGTCAAATTAGGTGGTTGGTATTTAGGTCCTTTCAAGACCTTGCCGTCTGAGCGGCGGATGGGCTTACCATCTAGTCCAAGCTTGGACATGTTTGATTCATGGACACGATCCAAAGCTTCCTCTAAATCCCATTCCATGTTTTCGGCGTATTGAAAACAGACATATACAAGGTCAGCTAGCTCCTTTAATTCAGAAGCAAATCCCTCACGCATTGACATGCGAAACTCTTGATATTCTTCAGCGATCAAATTTAATTGCATCGTGCGATTCTTCATCCCATTCTGGACGCCGTACGCGGAACGGAATTGTTGAGCTTGGTCGCTCAGGCTCATTTTTCTGCAATGCATGTAGTTCATCTTCAAGGTAGTGGATAGCTTTTTTAATGTCTTCAATCTCGGTTCCAGTACCTTTGAAACCGGCACGGCAAATATATTTAATAGCATTGCCTCGATGATAATTGAGACCTTGATCGCGGATAAAGTCCCAGACTTCTATTGATCCGCGACAGTAGTGGGTAGGGTGGTTGGCCATTGTTTTACTAAGTTACTAACAGTATTTGAAAGGACAAAGTTCTGTCGTTGTAAAGCAACAAAGATAGTGATTAGATCTTCTTTGTCAGCTTTGGGTAGGAGATCATCTAGTCTCCTCATCTTGAACTCCTGCTCCATCGTCAACTGTGTAACAGGAGCTGGGGGTCCAAGGAATAACGGTTCTATTGATTGAGTCATAATCATTACTGGTAAGGATTCGTGCTAAGCGTGCGTTCATTAAGGCAGCGTCTTCACCAAGATCCTTGTCAGCAAATGCTTTGACGACTGTCTCCCAGCTGTACCCGTCGTTATCAAACAAAGCAACTGCACGTTTCACACCAATGCCAGGGACACCGCTGTAACCATCTGTCTGGTCACCAGCAAGTGTCTGAATAAGATGCCACTTAGCACCTTCCTCAGGTGTGATCATTACTGTCTCGTCAAAGTTATAAAGACGACCAGGAATCTGACGCATGTCTTTATCAGGACTAACAATAATGTTGCCAGGGTTATCAGTAGCGTAGATACCCATGGCATCATCAGCTTCCAGCTCTGGCATCCTGATTACTTCATACTCATTAGTTAGTTCTTTAATAACTCTTCGATAGCCACACGGTTTCTTACGATTTCGGTGACCTTTGTATTCGGTAAAAATTTTCTTCCTAAAATTCTTTGAGTCACTAAAGAATAGGATCAGCTCAGGCTCATCCCACATAAATGTATTTCTAATTCTATTTAGTTCTTTTAGAACATTGTTGTACGCTGCACTGAACCTACTGGTTACTAGGATGACATCATCACCCCAATTGATTTCTGTTTCAGCGGCAGCGCAGGATTTATAGACAATAAAGTCTGCGTCTACCAGTAGTTTCAATCCCAGAAATCCTCCAAACCTAGTGGACAATCAATTGTTTGACTTCTGCCTCTGCCGCTTTTACGCCATCTTATTCTATGTGTAACAGGATTAACGACTACCATATAGACACCTTCAACTTTAGTGGATTTCGGTATACCCCACCAATTTCTACCTTTCCAGCTCTTACGGGTTTCGGTTTTAACATCGATCTCAACCAAAATTCCTTTGATTTTTAAGATAATATCTGTAGCACCAGTGCATCCTTTGTTAGGAAAAACTTCAGCACCTCTTAGCCAAGCTCCTGTTTCTACTATAGATTCACTAATGTCACCTGTTCTACTGTCGTCAGTCCTGCTCAATGTACCTCCGCCCAGTTGACTCCGGTTTTTGCTTCTGCTGCGATCGGCACTCGAAGTTTGTAGAACTCTCCAGCTTCTGCTGCGCTAAGTACCAAGGATGAACCCAAGTCTTTTGCGTCTCTCGGTTCGCACTCGAACTGTAATTCGTCATGTATAAATGCGAGCTGTGATGCACACAGCCCTAGTTGTTTAATGTTTTGTTGATTGATAACGAGCCAACGCTTAGCAATAACTCCGGCTCCTGACTGAAGCAAATAGTTCAGTGCTTTGTGAGGACTATCAAGAATGATCTTCCGACCATCAATTGATTGCATCCACTTGCGTTTAGCAGCTATTTCAATAGCATCTAAAAGATCAGACAATCCGTCAATGGCAGAAACAAATGCTCTACGAATCTGGCCACCTTTTCTTCCTGCGTGCCATTCACTTAGTTGAGGGTCAAAGGTATGTCCAATTTTGGTGTTTCCAGCACCGTAGAGGAATGCGTAAGTGATTGTTTTAACTTGTCTTCTACTGATTCCAATTCGGTCAGCGTTGACTTGATGGATGTCTCCATTGAGGAGGATTTCTGCATAGCGTCCTCCATCATATTTAGCGAGGTAATGGGCGAGCATCCTAAGTTCGATACCACTAAGATCGGCACCCACCATGACTTGACCAGGGGATGCTGTAAATAACTTTCTAAATTCATTGT